CTGGTGCATCACCCAAGTCAATATCTTCAACATGGAAGAGTGACTGTGTGTGAGAACCTTCCCACTGTGTGTTCTCCATAATACGCATTTGGTCAAAGTTAAGTGACTCTGTAGTCTCATTATCTTTGCCAGCATTCTTGGTGTATGTACCATCATTTTGAATAGATGCCCACATAGCACGAATCATGTCGTCAGAAACAGTTTTGTTTTCCCAAAGGAATAAACGCTGCTTACCAACTAACTCAGGAACATTAACATCAACCATATCACCATCATCATTCTCACGACAAGGTGCTTCATAGTTGTCAAGGTTGGCATAAGTCTTCTCAGTCGGTGTGCCAGCACCAACAACATTCAATGTAACACGTGCTTTGAACGGCTTGTTGAGTAAATCAACGAACGTCTTAGCACATCCACCTGTGGCGGCATTGAGCTGCTTGAATAACTTCTTATAGTTGGATGTGGCTTTAATACCCTTATTGAAGTAAATCTTAACTTCATGTGGTACAAGCTTATCTCCCATTTCGTACATGTGACGCTTATGAAGTAGCTCAATAACTAAGTAGCCCTTCTGTGACGCACTGTAACCTTTAGCAATACCTGTTGCATCTGGGTCAAATTTACCTAGCTCAAGATACTCTCGTACACGGCCAAGTGTAGCACCTGCAACTGGTACAGGGCGTTTGAAATCACCCGAGGAATCAACTGATGTGTTATCTGATTCTACGGCTGCTGCTGATATTGCAGCAAAATCTAATACGGGTACTTTAATTTCTTCTTCCATTACTTTGTTCCTAGTGGAGTTGTTTTAATTCGTGAGATTGTGTTCATGGGGTACGTGTAAGTCACTTTACCACCATCGAGTTCTGCTGTTAGGAATTGTTCGTTCCACTGACAGCTTTCACCTTTATCAGTATCTATGCGCGTATCTAATGTACGTGGTGATACCTCAAAATCCCTATCTGCTTTGAAGTATACTTGTATATCGTATTTCATAATCTTTCCTAATGTTGTACTGTCATAGTGAATAAATCAGAACCAACCTCAGTCTCTGCTGGGAATGGTACTGTTACGTTTAAATCTGGGTATGCTGCATTGAATACTTCTGGTACTGTCTCAAGTATAGCGTGTACTGCTCTGCGTACTGGTGCTAGTAACTCGTCGTTCTTACCGTCTAGTAACAAACAGTCATGTACTGTGTTTATTAATAATACTAACCCATCGAAACCATCATTAGCTACGAAGTATCTCCATACAAGACCTAACATGGTCTGCATCACAAAGCCGCCTTCTCCCTGCATTGGGTAGTTCTTACGTTCAGTAGGTGAGAAACCTGTGTACTTACCTTTCTTATGTAAGAAATCTGGGGTGATTGCTTCTTTCCACTTGTATATAGTACCAGTAGGACTATTCCAAGTAGACATTTTCTGAGTAAACGCAATTCCGTTATGGAACAGTTTTTGGTCAGTGCGTGTTGCATTATCGTTGATATGGACTGCGAGTATCTCGTCAAACGTTTTGACTGTCGGATAGAGAGTTTCCTCTGCTTGAATGAGTAACTCAACATCATTCTTTGACATTCCTGTAGATTCAACAATAGCTGGTACTCCTGCGCCATAGGCACGTTGAAAGCTAAACTCCTTTGCTCCTGTCCTACCTGCCATATATGTTGCATCATGTTCTACCTTACATTTACGAAGCACATACTCATACGGCTCGTCTAGTTTCTTGGATAGACGTTTACAATGAAAGTCTACACGGTTTCTTAAATCTTCACATAGTTGTGGGTCGCCCGTAAGCATACCTTGTATCACAACCTCAAGTTGAGAGTAATCAATCTCAGCAAGCTTACCTTCTTCACCGAATCGTGATGTAAACATCTTCTTTACATTAGATGTATCACCACGTGGTATGTTCTGTAAGTTAGGATTGCTACTACTCATTCGAGCAGTGACCGTACTGGTGTGGTTAAGCTGGTGGTGTATGATTGAATCTTCACCAAGCAACGTTAACATACCCTTACGTGCACCTTTATCATCTTCAACCCAATAGTATGTACTTAGGTCTTTAGCACTTTTTGTGTACTGAGTAAGCGCGTCAGTAAAAGGGACGCCACGCTTTGCGAGTTGAGATATCGTCTCCGCGTCAGTTGAGTAGAGAGGGCCACCTTTTGCGTCGGTGGACTTGCCAACCCACTTGGGGTTAGGCTTAGTGTAGCCATCAAAAGTAAAGATATGAGGCTTAATACTACCTTTCGGCTTGGTACAGTCGTTGACTTTAACATTCTTAAATTTCCCTAGACCTTTGTTTTTACCAGACTTGTATATGTCCTGTGTAATGTAGAACTTACCATTATGTGCAAAACTATCTGCTGACTCTGGTACTTCTACAATATATATAGTACCGGCCAAGATACAATCATCTGGTGATATTGGTTTGGACTCACCGAACATGCTGAATACTGGGTGCGCTTCATCTTTCTGCACATATACAGTATTACCATTCTCGTCGGGAGTTAATGTCCACTTACCGTAGCTCACTGAGCCACCGAAGATTAGACATGATTTCTTTTGTGTACTGCCCCAGCTAAATTCTAGCTCTGGTGGTAGTAGTGGTATAAAGTTATCAAGTGCCGTTGAACTATCAGCAACAACTTGGACCAACTTAGTGCGTTCATCTTCTGCAACTTGTTGGTTGATATACATGCCATTGTATTCCATCTCAGTCGTAGCTAGTAACCCGTCGAAACGAAAGGCTAACATCTTACGGAACTCAGGTGGACAATCTTCACGCATACGTTTGATTTGGCCTAACATTATTAGCCATGTGTTTTGCACATCACCAACTATCTCAGCACCATCACCGATTAAATACTCAGTCAATAGACCACGTGGAATCTCGCTAGTTAAAGCACCGTTCTCCCACATTTCCTTAACTGCATCTATCTTACAACCACCACCATACTGTTCAGCGGTGTTGTTCATGGAACACATCTGTACGTCTTGAGCCATGCCGCCAAGCAAGAACTCTGCGTACTGTCCACAATATACGGTGACACCACGCTTAAATGCTGCTATTAAAGCAGGCTCACGCCATACCCATAGTAAATCGAACTTGATGTTAAACCCATTTATTACATCACCTTTCTCAAGGCTGTTAAGAATATCAACAGGTAACACTATGTCTCTGTGGTACTCTTCCCAATAACGTTCAATACATGGTCCGTTATTTAATTTGTACCCAAGTTGCACTACGAAGTTACGCTTGTCAAAGGGTCCAGCTAATCTTTTGTTGTAACGGTAATTCTCCGTCTCTAAGTCAAACGTAAATATCTTCATGCTACTTCTTAATCCTTAATCCAAATGATGTTAATACACTCACACCTAACCAATATTGGTAGAAGTCGGGCATAGTCTTTAATACTTTAAAACCTTCCGCTATGTGTGGGGCCATTGGTGGTACGAAACAGCCTATTAAGGCTATTGATAAAATGAATGTCCAGTACTCGTCTTTCCAACTGTATCGCATACCTTCTGACAGAATGGTTTCTAATTCACCATTCTTATCTTCTGCATTCATAATACGTTGTGTTTGTTGAGTACGTAACTTTGTTTTGTTGTCGTTTCTCTTACCAAGGAAACCCGTTATGGGTGACACAATGGCTGAAAAGAATGATGCTATCGGGTTCATGGTACTTCTCCTATGTAATTTATTATACGCCCTCATAGAAGACGTATTAAAATTATATAGCGCACGCTCCACCGTCACAACCTTCACCACGTTCTTCAACACCGTGAGTTGGTTGTACTGCGTCTGCACCGAATAGATAGCCTCCCTTATTACCGGAATACCATTTACCTACTCTATTTGCAACATGCTTAAACCAATGGTTCTCACACATCCACTCAGGCTTCGATATTGTGATGCCATTACGTGATACTGTGAGTCCGTCGGGTGTCATAGTTAAATCACTAGAAGCCATTTAACTTACCTGTCCATCTGCCAACAGTATTCAATTCCATTGGTATTAACCGTGGTATTGAATCTAGTATGACTGAGCAGCCAAGTAAAGGTTTCTTTGGAAACAACCGACCGTAGGCAAAGGCCAAGGCTTTGGGGTCTATCAAGCATCCTGATATCATTGACCAATATAAGGCAGTAGTTGATGAACGGTACTGTATCTCGAATTTACCATGCTCATGGCCTTCCACAATACTACAACGTTCATGTGCTGCGTTATTCAATGTATCGCCTGCTGATTGATGCTGGAAGATGCACTTCTCACCGTTGGGTAACGTGACAACATGCCTACCCTTCCATTCCCAACCTAGCCCTTGCCCATCAGGGAAAAGGATTTCACGATATGACTTTATGTACTCAGTAGGTATACCGGACTTGAAAGCTCTACGGTAGATTAAGCTGCCGTGGTTACTGTGACAGATATCCATCACCGGAAACATTCGCTCAAGTGCCTGCAACCATATACGAGCTTTAGACAATTCAACACCCGCACTATCTAAGCTGGGGTCAGAGTCGTGCATAGACAAAGCATGTCCATCAGTCTCGTCACCAAGGTTTAGAACACGTGTTGGCTTAATCTTAGCTGCTACTGCTGCCAAGAAGTCTAAAGCATCTGGGTGATGATACGGTGCGTGCTGGTCGGGTATACATAGAATACGTCTATTGTTAACCTTAACCACTTCATCTCTATCATCATCCGTCTTTTTCGGAGTACGTAATACAACGTCATTTCTAATCTTACGGTCTAGTACAGTTGTCCCTTGGTAGGGTGTACCATCACGCTTTGTTACTTCTGTAAGTTGTCGTCGCCAATAGCGCATCAACTGTTTTGATATATCACCACGACCAAGCTCAGACAGTGCGGCTGCTGCTGCCTTGTCTGTCTTAGTACTGTCAATAGCTGCCAGTACCTCGTCGTTGGTAAATAGTTTTCTTAGTCTGGACACTTCCAATTCTCCAATTTCGCTTTGCCAATCATACGGGCTTTGCGTAAGTCTGTTAATGGTTCATCACTTGTCCTAGTTAATGTTCCAAAGGCATCACCAACAAATATAGGTGACTCGTTTATCATGATAAATTGATTAAAGTTGTAATCAAAATACTTCATAACTTGGTCGAGTGGGTGTAGAGCTAGAAATGACATACCGATGATGTCAATATTATTATCCAACTTAGTTACACCACTTATTCTACTGGTGTGTGTAACTACATCCTCTGCAATGTATGAAGGGAATTGTTGGTTGCTGATACCCATCATGTCTAATTGTCGTGTGATGCGGTCTAAATCGTCTACGAATATGTCACAGTCCTTCGGTATCTTACCAAAGAATATGTCACGCGGGTATCCACCTGCAATAATGTAGTTTACACCTAGTCTATCGAGTAAGTGCGTAAGGGTCGATATTTCGATTCTTTCCAAGAGCGTCCTCCTCTTCTTGTGCTTTCTCAATTAGTATGGCCAGACAGTGTGCTGCTTTCTGCAACTGCTGTACCTCGTTGTCTTTACTGCGGGTCATGTACTTATTAATCTTAGTATAGACCGCTGCTTTAAGACCCTTGTAACCGAAGTTAGCAAAGGTCAATTCGAATGGTTGGATTTTAAGGTCAGTGTAATGTGTACCACCGACCTGTGTTTCTAATGCTTTACTCATTTGTAAATCGCCCTATCTGCATCCATTATGAAGGTTTCCATAATGTCTAGTTTACCGGCACGTAATGATTTCTTCTTAGGCATACTAATGCCACGGCTATTGGGATTCAATTCATCACCATCATGGCCAATCATTAATATGTTATCACAAGCACCTTGTTTACCTGTCTTGGAATCCTTGAGCATATGTTCTAATGGGTACAGTAAACCTGCTCCCTCATTAGATACTTGGCTTGTCGGGAATGTCGGACAGTCATACTCTACACCTAGTTCACGGAACCATTTATACATCTCTTCAAGACGTTGGTCCTCACGTAACTCACGACGGGTCGGGAACTTAACATTGTCGAGCATATCAATGATGATAGCACCAATGGTTAAACCTTCTTCGCGTATG